ATCATTGATGACACGCCAGATCAAGTGGCGCCAACCGCGCTGACGTTGGTCGAAACTACAGTTCTTGGCAATGACGGTTCGGTGTTACCCGCAGTTCAGGTTAGCTGGACCCTGCCGATTGACAGCCAATACATTTCATTCTTTGAAGTCGAGTTCAAGCAGACAAGTCAGGGTGAGATCGATTATGGACTGACATCTGACGCCTATACGGCAACAATAAGCTACGGATCAGTGGCAGACGCGACAACGCTAGAGCTTAACTATGGCAGCGTGAACGAGGATGTCATTGGTGGTGGCGGGGCTTATTCAAGCGTCAATGTTTACGGCACTACAACGGTCATCTCTGGAATGCGAGAGCTTGAGGAGTTCACATTCCGCGTCAGGGCCGTGACATTGACCGGCAAGGTATCAGACCAGATAACTGGAACAATCATCCTGCAAGGCGATCAAACAGCTCCAGCAGGAGCTTCAACGATTACTGCGACGGGTGGAATTCAGCAGATCAAGCTCAACTGGGAAAACCCGTCTGATTCTGATTTGGCGTTCATTGAGATATTCGAGAACACGACAAACAATCAAAGTACTTCTACGCTGGTCGTTCAGACGCTTGCAGATCAGCATACAATCACCGGCCTTGCCAATGACACGACTAGATATTATTGGCTGCGGTCTGCTGACAGGTCGGGCAACAGGTCAGGTTTTAGCCCTTCGGTTTCTGCTACCACTTTGAAAATCAGTCTCGACGATCTAAATCAAGGCGTTATTGATCAATTTGCCGCTGGTGATGCGTTTGGCATCCAGCCAGTAGGTACTCTGGTTGGCGTTGTTGGCGAGCATATCGGTCAGATCAAGTTTCTGACAACCACGAACACGCTTTATGTATGGACCGGAACCGAATGGACTACAGACCTATACACTGCGTCTAATGTGGACCCTGGCGCAATCACAGCCGCCTCATTTGCTGCTGGTATCGAGCCTATTTCAGCGGTTTCCACTTTGCCGTCACCGGGTGGATACACTGGGCCAAACATTGTCTTTCTGACTACAGATAAAAAGCTCTATCGGTATGATTCGTCGGTTCCTGAATTTACATCGCTGGTAGATACTACTGATATCACTGGAACGCTAGGCGAGAACTTGTTTAGCGATACGCTTAGGCCCATCGAGCGCGTGACCACTTTGCCGACAACCAACTTGGTGACTGGTCGAGTGGTAATGCTGACAAGTGACTCAAAGTTGTATCGATACACCGGATCAGCATGGACAAGCGCAATTGCAGCCGCTGACCTTACAGACCAACTTAATCTCGCCACACAGGCTTCAGGATTGCTTCCAGTGGCTAATGCTGCCGCAGGGTTGGTCAATGGCAATGTCAGCATTAACTCTGACGGTACGCTCTCAGGAGCTGGCGCTGGACAGGCTACATTGGGCGGTCTTGGTGCTGGTCAAGTCGCAACCTTGGACGTTATTACCGAAACCTACATTGGCGACAATGCTATTTCGACGGCTAAGATTCAGGCCAACGCGATAACTGCAAATGAAATTCTAGCTGGTCAGATAATCGCGGCTAAATTAGCGGTCGGGTCTGTGACTGCAAATGCTATCGCGGCAAACAGTATAAGCACGGCAGCTCTTCAGGCAGGCGCTGTAACGGCAGATTCACTAGCAGTCGGAGCAGTAATTGCCGACAAGATTTCAGCTAATGCTGTGACGGTTACGAAACTGGCGGCTAACTCAGTCAATGCCGACAAGATCATTGCTGGAAGCATTACCGCTGCCGAATTGAACGTGTCTCAGATATTTGCTGATAACGCAGTGATTGGGTCCATACAAGCAAGTTCGATCACGACATCAGCAGTAGTGTCTGCCATTGGTAACTTTGAGTTCATCCAATCGGCCAACATTCAGTCCAATGCGATAACGGCTGGCAAACTTGCCGCGTCAAACGTAGTTACTAACTCAGCGCAAATCAGTGATGGTATAATCACAAACGCGAAGATCGGCAATGTAATTCAGTCAAGCAATTACTCTGCTGGCTCCACTGGCTGGAGCATTAACAAAGACGGCAGCGCAGAGTTCAATGGAGTCGTTGTCAGCCGTGATTTTATTGTAGCCACAGGCGCTCAGACTCTTGCCGACAGAAGCGGGTTGTTCAATAACGACATCACAACGCTTGAAACATTCTATATCGAAGGCGTTTACCCAGCAGGATTTAGCGCATGGGGCGGGTCAAAATCAACTCTTTTGTGTAACGTAGAAATCACTGGCAGTTGGTACACTTTTGTCGGGTCTGAAAGCACTGCAATGATTGGGCCGGTCGCAACAATTCTGCCATTGACGAAGTTTCAAGGCACTCAAGGGTTTACGCTGAAGATTGAGATCATAGGTAGAAAAGTTGCTGGCTGGGGCGCTCCCAGTGATTTTGGAATAGCGTGGAAAATATACAAGGTAACGTGATGACTTTAATCGACGGCTATGAAAATGAATCTGGCGTATTTTTGCGCTATACCGAAACCAAAGATGAAACAGTATTCATGGACATCAGATATTATACTCCGCAAAATGAAGATTTTGCTTGGGCAATACAACAGCTAAAAAGCATAGAGGCATAATCGATGGCAACGCAATTACAGATCAGGCGAGGAACTGCGGCACAGGTAGCAGCGTTTACCGGCGCTGAAGGCGAGATTGTCTATAACAGCACGAATGACTCGCTCCACACCAATGACGGGGCTACTGCTGGTGGCTTTGAGCTTGCCAGAGCGGATTTGAATAATGTCTCAGATGCAGATTTAAACGCTGCTCTGACGGGCAATACACTTAGTGCGCTGACAATCACGACTCTTACAGCAGGAGCGGCGACGTTTAGTGCGGATGCCAATATTAATAGCCTGACAGTCGGACGTGGCGGCGCTTCTGTGTCATCTAATACTGCGGTTGGCTCGAGTGCTTTGGCAGCAAACACCACAGGCACAGCAAACGTAGCAGTGGGTGCTTTAGCAAGTGATGCAATGACTACAGCTTCATTTAACGTAGCTTTAGGTACATCAGCTTTATCAGCAGAAACACAAGGAAATAGAAACACCGCAATAGGTCATGCCGCTTTAGCCGCTTCAAACACCGCTTCAAATGCAGACACATATAACACAGCGGTGGGCTGTTTAGCAGGTCTATCAGTAACCACAGGCTTATACAACACCCTCATCGGTGGTCTTGCAGGTGATGCTCTCACGGACGGCAATAACAACGTAGCTTTAGGTATAAACGCACTTTCATCTGATATCAGAGGTAGTAATTCAACCGCTATAGGCTCTGGAGCACTAGCAACTCAAGGCTTTGCTGCCGCTACGGATGTTTACAATACGGCAGTTGGTTACAACGCAGGTGTAGCAGTCACCACCGGCACTTACAATACCCTCATTGGTGGCCTTGCAGGTACTGCGATTACTACTGGTGGCGAGAATACGACTGTTGGTTATGCTTCTTCAATGGCAACTACTACAGGGATACGCAATGCTGTTTTAGGCAATAACGCTTTATTGACAAACACCACAGGCGGTGCAAACACTGCTATTGGCTATAGCGCATTGTACTCAAACACTACAGCATCTAACAATACAGGTATTGGATACCATGCTTTAGTCAATAACACCACAGGCGCAAACAATGTGGCGGTAGGTCATTCTGCTGGTCAGGCAACCACCACAGGCGTCAACAACACCTTTGTGGGCGCTACTTCGGGGACAACCAACACCACTGGAGATCGTTCTTCTTATTTTGGAAATCTTGCAGGTAATTTAGCGACAGGTCGGGCTAATACGTTTATTGGGTGTGATGCTGGTTACTTAATGACAAGTGGCGCAAACAACGTCATTCTTGGGCGTTACAGCGGCAACGCTGGCGGCTTAGACATCCGCACCTCAGACAACAACATCGTCTTGTCAGATGGTGATGGTAATCCACAAGTACATATTGAGCCTACTGGCAATGTAGTTATAAAAAGATCGGCTTTTTCGTCAATAAATGCTATTGGTTGTTATAACGACACTTCGGCTGCTGCCGCAAATCTTGTTGTTGCTAGTAGTGGTTCTTTTGTAAGGTCAACATCGTCACTCCGCTACAAGAATACGGTAAATGATGCCACTCACGGCCTGACTGAATTGCTTACGCTTCGTCCTGTTACCTACAAGGGTAATAACGATGGTGACACTGTATTTGGTGGCTTAATTGCAGAAGAAGTTCATGATGCTGGTTTAACTGAGTTTGTGCAGTATGACGATGAAGGCCGTCCCGATGCTCTTGCTTACGGCAATATGGTTTCTGTTTGTATTAAAGCAATACAAGAACTCTCAACACAACTTGACGCAGCACTTGCTCGCATCAAAACCTTAGAAGGAAAATAATATGGAAGCCCGCACAGCAGAACAACTAGCACAAGACTACTCAGCAATGGGTGACTCCGTAACTCTTATCACAGACGTAATCGCAGGAGACTGCATGGCCGATGAATCTGTTGAAGATCGTCAAGGCTGTGTAGATAGAAACACTCAGCACCTTGAGCTGATGGTAGCTAAAGAAGATTGGGGTGACGAAGATATGACCGCAGTTGATGCAGCTATCAGCGCAGGCAATGGCTACACAGCCTCTTAAAGGAGCATAACAAATGGACTACCTATTAAGCGCATACATCGTTATCACATCGCTGGTCACTGCGGCTAGTGTCATTGCGAATTATACTGACACTCCACGCGACGACGAATGGGTTGCTAAGGCTTACAAGGTTCTAGAAACCTTTGCATTCCTCAACAATAAGGCGAAGCAACCATGATCGAATTGCAAAAGAATCCGGTCAATGCTAGTGGATTACCTTGGTAACTTTTGTGATAAGATGCGAGTTCAACTGAATGGAGATGGGAATGATTACAATTGATGACAAAGAGTACGACATTGAGGCGATGACTGACGAGCAAAA